AAGCCGATAAATTATACTTACAGTCGGGGCGTTTCACTTCAACACTTAATACAAGCGTAGCCGCAGGTGCTTCCCCAACGGGAATATCCTGGGATGGTACCAATACGCCTTGGTGTCAAATTGTCGGCCCCTCAGCACTTTATCTGTACTCTGGACAATTTACTTCGACTATTAAGGACAGTGAAGATGTTAGTGGCATAGATTCTGCCGCCCGTGGAATTTCCTGGAATAGAGTCGATACACCTTGGACTGGAAATACAACTAACAAATTGTATATGCAATCAGGACAATTCACTTCGACTGTTAAAACTAGCGAAGACGTGACCGCAATTGAAAACCACGTTAACAGTATTGCCGTAAATCAATACTTCTTAGACTATACTCAAACAGTAATAGACACGTTAACATTTGGTCAGAGTATTGATCTTGATATTATACTCAGTCGAACAGTAACAGACACCTTGGTATTGGATCAGAGTATTGATCCGAGTGAATCTACGTATAATCGAACAGTAACATCAACACTGGCATTGGGCCAAGTAACATCGCCAACTTTCAGTAGTGACACTGTTTGGGCCGGCGGTATTGCCGATAAACTGTTCTTGCAATCAGGTCAGTTTACTTCAACTGTTAAAGATAGTGAAAATGTTAATGGTGTCGATACGTACTTAGCTGGCATATCTTGGGAAGATACTAATACGCCTTGGTCTGGGTGGCAAGCTGCTAAACTATACTTACAATCCGGTCACTTTACTTCAACACTTAAAGACAGCGAAGATGTTAGCGGCATCGATATATACTCAACTGGTATATCTTGGGATGGCATTAACACTCCTTGGTGCGGACACCAAGCCGATAAACTATATCTTCAATCTGGTCAGTTTACTTCGACACTGAAAACAAGTGAAGGTATTGGTGGTATTGAAACCCAGATTCATGGTATATCTTGGGATGGCACTAATACGCCTTGGACAGGTGAAACTGACGACAAACTATATCTTCAATCTGGTCAATTTACTTCGACACTGAAAACGAGTGAAAACGTTCATGCCACGGACAATTATCCTTATGGAATATCTTGGGATGGTATCAATACACTTTGGGGTGGGGCTGGGTCAGACACATTATACCTCCAATCAGGACAATTTACTTCAACGATTAAAACTAGCGAAGATGTGACTGGGTTTGACGCGAGTGTGCAGGACATTGATACCAGTCATAGAAGATTCTAATGATAAGATTAACAGCATACCAAACGACAACTGTATTACCCAATCCCGATTGGAGTGATAGTGAAGGTATATTAGGTGAAGTTATCATTAAACGAACAATCACGGGTGCTAGGCACATTTACGTCAAGACTAAAAATCAAAGAAGACGTATAGGTTTTAGTCTAAAATTAACGCGAATGAAAGCTCTTGAGTTAAGAGCCTTTATTCAAAGTTATTTTGCTTCTGAAATCACACTAACGGACCACTTAAATCAAGTGTGGATTGGATATTTCACGGTCAATCCATTTGAATTTATGACAACCAATGCAAACATTCTAACCATACAACTGGATTTTGAAGGCGTTAAACAATGAGAACTTTGTCAGCGGCCGCATTACTCAAGATTGCTAATAATATTGGCAATGAACCTATAACAATTATTGAAGTGGAATGGGTAAGAAATAGCGATATTAAAATCAGTTACGCTGACAGAGATCTAGACGGTATACTTGGACGTATTATTGAAGTTGCGTCCTTAGACAACGTTGTTAATATATCAAATAATTCAGAGTCACAAGAAATCTCAGTAATTCTTGATGATACTAATGGGTCTATAAAAGGTATAATGGACACAAATGATGTTCATTTGAGAAATGTTTGGGTATACCAATGGTTTGAAGGTCTCGACTTGAGCGATAAATTCTTACTATTTAAGGGTAAAATTAATTCGCCTGTTTCTTGGAATGAAGGCGATAGAACTGTCCGTTTTACAATTATTTCACAACTCGAAGACCGAGAAATTGGGTTCTCGCCTGAAGAGGGTCAGTTTACAGATTTGACACCTGATTTAATTGGTCAACCTTGGCCAATGTGTTTTGGTACTGTCTTACATGTTAAAGCATTGCGATTAACGGAATCCAGAAGTGGTATTTTAGGGGACGGTATAGGTATTTCAGATTTTGCACTTCCCGATCGTGCTAAGGCTCTTGCTGTGATTGCAGGTTATAGTGACGGATCATCCGAACAATCAGATTCTTGTTATGGAACTTATCTCTGTCAAAAAGAAACTGAAAGAAATAGTTTTAGGGTATTTAATAGTGCGATTTTTCCGAGGGGAATTATTAATTTGAAAATTGGAAATACTACCTTGGAGGGTTATTTTGTTGGAAATACTAATGTTTTTAGTTTAACAAAAACTGGAAGTCGATACAAAGAGAATCATCCTGAGTGGCCACTTTTTAAGAGGTATATTAATTTTGCAGCGGGAAGTTATTCGGGTTGGACAGGTGAAAGTGAGTCACGACTAGTACATGAAGATTGTTCAGGCGGTACAACACATAGTGTCTTTAATCCCTATGTGCCTCTTTTACATGGTTTTCAGTATCAATGTGGAGGTGACTGTATAAGGAAAACTAAATTTTTCCCGTGGGTAGAGGGAACATCGCCCTATTATGGACCCGCCGGGTACGATAATAAATATAGTGCTATCAGATTTGCCAGTGGTAAGGTCAATGGGGATAACGCCGGATATATTTACTTACAACCCGGCTCAAAGGTAGAATTAGCAGAATCTGAACCGCAAAAATTTGTAGTTAGTATTGTACCTGGTACGGTAATAAAAGTCACAGCTTGGGCACAACGTGAAGGGCAAAAATTCTTACAAGATGTACCAAAAGATTACTACACAGTTTCCAGTGAAACATGGGGAGACATTACAGCAGTAATCGTGACACTGGACGAGGCGTTATCAAAATATGTAGACATGGGGTGGGAAGATGATATTTATGTAACTTTTGAGTCAAGTGTGGGTCCAAATGTTGTAGACATTTTGGAGTACCTAATTGATCTTTACACTGATTTTAATATCGACGCCGTAAGTTTTGCACACGTTAAATCTCGTGTAGGCGTTTATGAGGCACATTTTGCTCTCTATAATCGCAAAGAAATTTTAACTGTGTTACAAGAAATTTCATATCAGGCATGCTGTTCAATACACTTAAAAAATGATGTGTTCTACATTCAATATCTTCCAGAACAGCCTGCATCTATAGCCGCGATCACAAGAGGTGATATTATAGTAGAAACATTGGAACTGGGACATACTGACACAGAAGATATTATAACTAAAATGGTGTGCAAATGGAAACAATCAGATGCACAAAAAGAACCATTTACAACTATTCTTCGACATAATGTAGCCAAGTACGGTACTCACGAAGAGGAATTTAATTATTATATTTATAATTATGCTGATGCGGTTATTAAGAGTGCAACATTTTGGATGATACGACGCGCAAACACCTGGAAAAAAGTCAGATTCAAGGCACCACTTACCAAATTAAATCTAGAATCTCTTGATCATATAGATATAAATTTAGTTGGAGATTTAGCCAATGTTTCTGTTCATTGTATTATAGAAACGGCACAGTATGATTCCGCCGATCACTCTTTAATTTTTGAATGTTGGACTCCTGTAAAAGCTGGAACCATGGAACCTTACTATTTTGCTTACCCGGCAGATGTAGACCAGTACGAGACATTTCCAACGGACTGGGAAATACAGGAAGGTTTTAATGGCAGTGGTTTTACACCTAATCAAAGCGCCGTTGGACAATTAGTGGATCCCCTCTATTTATTGAGGCGTATAGGTTCTAGCGGTGGTTCCAATACGGGCGGATGTACAACGGCGACAGATTTTGCATTTCGTGCGAATTGTAACAGGCCAGAAAGAGAAGAGGATCAAGAAGAAAACGACGTAAGTGATAAAAATATAGATAAAGGTAAAAGGACACCGAGCGATATCGGCGACGTGATGCCACAAAGAGTATTCCCTACGGAAGAGAATCTAGGACCAGTACAACAGGGTCCAGAGAGCGAAGCCCTTTCTGGTGAACCCCTTATTGACCCTGATGGATACGGTAATGATTATCCAGAAGGTCCGGGAAGTAGTCTCGGGAACGACGACATAGGAAATGCTGACGGTAGTAGCAATTTTGACCCCAGTGAATTGCCTGATCCGGACGAATTACCCCCTGGCCCTTGCCATTTTTGCGTAAGAGTACATTACCTAGACCCTGTTACACATGTCAGGGTGAGTGGCTGCAGCGGGTACGCATACGAAGAGGGGTGGGATAGCGGTTGCGGGTGTCCGGTGAATGGGAACTACATTCCAAATGCGGAAATGTACGTCTTTAATTCCTGCTCAGCGGCACAGGCTTTTGCGGATGCTATCAATGTAATGAACTATGGGTGCGTCGGTTCAAAGTGTATGTTTGGCGCGTCAGTGGGAAAATATTCCGGAGGCGCGTGTACAGGGCTTGTATCGTGTGCAACAGATACCTGCACAGAACCTGAAGACCCGCAAATGACAGCTTTTAGAGGGTATTCAGGCGGGACAGACTATGCAACTTTCTCAAGTTGGGCAAATGAAAATGGTCAACCAGATGGCAGCCCCTAAAATCTAAGTAACAATCTACGATAAACTTCAGCCGTGGCGATTGCGTCTTGTAACGCATCGTGCGGCTTTTCATTTGTAACACCCAAACGAGTACAGAGAAAACCTAGATTATATTGTGTAAACAATACTTTGTCACCGCGAAAATCACACAGGTCACTATCAAAAGCCGCAACAGTCATAGTGTCACGAAAAACATGATAAAATGAGTGGTTAAAGGAAGTTTCGCCAAGCCAATCAATTAGAAATCCACGATCGAAAAGCCAATTCTGTGCCAAGGGTACAATTCTCTTATACATCGGTAACTTGAGACGGTCAAACCACTTATCGAATAAATCAGCACAAGTATACGGTTCAATGGCATGTTGCTGTCGACGTGCAAATTCTGCATTAATTATTTTAATTGCGTTTTTTTCAATACGCTCAGGAAATTTAATTTTAATATCCATACAAAATGGAAGTACGGTTTTTAACGGTTTAATATCCGCGCCAAGTGGTACAATGGCTACTTGCCAAATATCGTGAAAACCGGCCTTCAAGCCGGTAGTTTCTGTATCGATAGCACACAGTAAATTACCATTAAGATGCTGCATACCCGGTTGTGTTCGTGCGCCTCTAGCCATCATTTTCCTCTGTTAATAAAAGTAATTCACGTCGGATAGTCCACATTTTAGCCCTTATAGCGTCGCCAGTACACGCCATACTAACTAATAGTAACTCAACGTCACGCGTCAAACGTCTAACATTAAACACTCTTTGTCGATCTAATTCAGTTTCCGATTGTTCGTTAGTCATTTTCTTCCTCTTTCAGAGCCTGTTCCTGTCTCTCCAATTCAACATTAAAGAGTTTTGTCTTTTCAGCGGCTATTGCGAAATTCTCCCTAAGTAACTTGAGAGCCCTAATCAAATTATTTAGCACAGTCTTCTCCTTGAATTAAATCTCTAATTTCTTCCATTTTGATTTTTATCTCTTTGCGGTTATCGCCACGATAGGCTAACAATACATCGATTTCTTTGATAATACGCAGTATGTACTTTGCTGTTAATTCTAAATTACGTACCCTTGACTGTTGCATTATAGCTAAATCGTCAAGAATTTTTAGCATTTTTCACCTCTTCTCTAAATTGTTTTATTTCTGCTAAAAGATCACGAGTCACCGTTTCTAGTATATCAATATGGTTTCGGAATTCTAGTATTTTCAATGTGGCGTATCTACAGGCTGGTTTTAATTGGGGCCATTCAGAAACGTTACCGCTAACGTTGCCACGACCTGCCATTTCTAAAAAAATCTCTAAGTCTTCTGGTGCATACATTGAAAGAGTCTTTCTACTGTTTGACCAGTGCCTACACTTTTAACATGCTCACATTCCCAAATACACTTAAAATCTTTCGGCGCTCTATACTCAGAAATAATAACAATATTTCGTTCAGACCATTTACGCATTGTATCCCAAAACTTTGAGATATCGGAAATACCGAAAGAATACCGGGTAGTACCATGGTACGGTGGATCGCAGTATATCAGACAATTCTCAGGGTTTAGATTTTTATAATTTCGGTATTGAAACGTTACATGCTTCAGATTTTTATGTTTCTTCAGAATTGAACGTTTAGCTTCAAGACAGTAGTTTCTAGAATCGCCACGTGCGTAACCGCCAAACCACTTGCCTCCCCACGACGCGGCAAAACCACAAAAACCAATAAGTGGATTTATTTCTCCTTCATTATATACGTGACGCATCTCATCGTATTCTGATTCTGAAATATAGTCAGGAGGTTCCCAACCGCGCTGAATAGCTTGGTGCATAAGAATGAGGGACTCACATAAATCAGAAGCAATAACTGTACCATAATAAAAATATTGTGTAACCCAGCAAGCGCCACAGAATGGTTCTAAAATAGTATTTATACCGGATCGCAGTCGGCAGCGTACTTGATGTGCAATCTCTTTACCTAATCTAGATTTTCCACCTAAATACTTCAATTTATTAGTTTCTTAGCCAGTGTTTCGATTTCAGTATTAAGGTCTTGTAATGTGCCATTATTATCGATTATTAAATCCCAGTCAGTCCAATTAAGTAAATCAACTTCAGCCGGATCAGTTCCACGCTCGACATTACGATCAATCCTAACAAGTAAGCCACCAATCGCCCTGGCCTCATTTTTGAAACGCAAATCACTAATGATTAAAATATCAATATCTGGAACATTAATCGCACAATTGATCCAAACATCCGAATGGATTTCCCTCATTCGATTGCCAATATCAATCCAGATTTCTCTTGGAGTTAGGCCAACTAATGGAAGGACAATTTCCTTCTCTTTATAGTGAGTTTCATAATAAATTGCCCTTCTCAATCCGGCCCACTTAAAAAGTTGATAAGAAATATCTTTCAATTTATTAGCAAAACCAGTGTGTTTTGTGCGTAATCCTGGATAGTTAGTTTTAAGAAAAGTAGTAAGAAATTTAGCCGCCGTATCTTTACCGACGCCTTTCTGGTGTCCAAATGCAACAATCTTCATTGTGTCCTCTATTCGTAAGTGTTAAAATAGTATTGTTTTCCGTGTCGATCTTCTTTATCGTCATATTTTGGATTAAGTCGCCACGCATTTTCGATAGGATAATCCCAACTATCTGTGCGGTCATCCATTGCGTTTCTTTCTCTTTTTAGTGCTAATAGGAAATCGTACTTCTTTACTACAAGCGGTACATGCAGCAGTCAATCTATCTTTCGTATGTCTATCGTAATCGAAATCCCAATCCGGTTTTTCTTTGCGACACTTTTTACATGTTTTCATTTGTGTTTCTCTTACTTTACGATACCGCAACACCAGGCACCAGCTTGTTCGGTTATTGTCAATTGTTTTACTCGATTTATATCAATATGTACGCCTACAAACTCTGTCGTCCCTTTAATTTGTACAAATTGACTGAATTGACAATCAAAGGCATGTGCTAATTGACGTCTTTGTTCCAAGGATAATCGCTCTATTTGAGATTTTACACTCATTCTGATACCAGGGCGTCGCCGCGTAATATCAACGGAGTCCCGTTAGTATTACCCTTTGTGAAACTGACATTACCAATATAGAACTGCGCTCCTTGGCTCATATTTCGACCTTTTGGATACCTCGATGGAAGGCCGCGTCCAAACTTAACTTTTGACCAATTATGTATGTCATTTGGATCGAGCCAATTTTGAAAACGATTAAATAACTCTGAGTATAAAATCATTGCGCCAGGAACGTAATGAATCTCTTCAGCCAAAAACTCTTCCAGGAGTGTGCGATTATGTTTTTGAGCTTGACGTTTAATTTCAGTATCAAGAATAGGCACAAATAGCCGGTCATTCGATGGCGGTATCTCTGTTTTCAAAATACTGGCCATAAAGGCCGGAGACTCTTTAGTTAAGAGAACTTTCATTTGCGTCGTCGGTATCATTTCTTCTAGGTCAAATGGTGGCACTTCAATCATCGTTATACGTGTATCACCTTCAAAGATTGGACACTCACTAGCGTCATTTCCAGTCTGTATAAAATGTGTAGTATTTTCTACTTGGTATGGGGTACGTCCCTTATGGTGTATTGTCATAGTCGAGGCTGTAAGCCAATCTTTAATACGATTCCTAGCAGCCGGATTCTTTTGCAAATTGGTCTCTTCAACTACACATAAGATAGCACTTTCTAATTCCCCATTGAATCCTGAGTTTGAAATCAATGATGTGTCTGCACGTACATACCCACGAGACATCAACAAGCCTATAGATTCATGGAATGTGGTTTTTCCAGTTCTCTCTTCGGGAGAATAAAGGAAAAGATAAGGCAGATGTTCCTTTGGGAATTGAAATAGTGAAGCAACCCAAATTTTGAGATAATCAGCACCGTTTTTAATATTGTTCGCGGTACACCACCCGTTATGTGAAATAGTATTATCGAGACCCTTTCCACAATGATCTAAGATTCTTTGCCAAGTTGGAAAATTAAAAGGCTCATCTTCTTTTGGCAGAAATCTGAAGCGTGCAGCGCCTCTATTCCATCTCCTGCCTCCGATATATTCATCTTGAAACGGTTCGTTAGTTAGAGTCCAACCGTCAAGAACACAGTTTCCTAGTAATTTGTCTATCTCAGATGTAGAATAATTAAGTGATTTGAAAGCCATTTTAACATGATACAAAGGCTCAGTATTCCATGTATCCGCTCTATTTATTACCCATCCATAATCGTCGCCAGTCTCCGTTATTACATGCCTAACTAAATTGTCAAAATTTAGAGCTTGTGATTCACCTGGCTGTTGGAGTTGCGCGTTGAAAATACGCTTCCACCACCCCTTATCCTCTCTCCAACCTTCGAGTTCATCATATCTATCTGCAGGCTCTCGTTTGATATGTACGATTAATCTGCCATCTTTGTGTTGTTTTAATACCGCCGATCGTCCGGTCGCCCACGCGGGTAATTTTACCTGGGCTCCTAGTGCGCTAGCGGCCTCAGCCGCAGCTGTACTATCATTGAAAATGAAGGCTCCCTTTTCGTCTTCCATTCC